GCTTGAAGATTCTCATCAGATACTCTTCCTGTTGCTTTGTTGGTCATCTTCTCAGTCAATAGCAATGCTGCTCTGTAATCAACGAATGCAACCAGACATGGCACAACATAATCATTCATCAATGTGAGATAGTCAGGAGTCCAGTTGGATGTCTCAACTCTCAACAGCAAAGCATTGTAAAGAGGAGTCCCAAGAGCTGGCTGAATATGCATGTCTTGACTTCGCTTGATAGCAACTGCCAAGAGCTTGGTATCTGTATTGTTGTGGATCAATCCTAATTTTTTAAGATTTTCAACTGATAGTAGGTAGTTCATCTTGTTCTATTATTAGTTCTTTTGGCAATTCAATTTTATCTTTTAATTTTATTCTTTCATCAATTCTTTGTTGTGAAAATATCATTTTCTTTTCATAGGTTATTGCATCTTTTTCCCAAGGTAAATTGTTGTATTTTTCCGCAGCTTGATTCCATTTATAAGCTGTTTTTGCTCTATTAAGAGAATTTAAAATTTTATTGTAATCTTTTATTGTAATATGAGGTTGATTATTCCAATATATAAAACCATCTTTAATATAGTATCCTAATTTTTCAGACTGATAAATATGTCTTAATTCATGTCTAATTAATTCAGCCATTTTTTGTGGAGATAAATTTTTATCTATTTCTACTTTATTACCCATTTTATAAGTCCCATCTGGTTGTTTCACAAAACTAACACTACCATCAACTCCTTTTTTACTCAAATCTTTATATTCAAATTTCAAATCTATATCCTGCAATCCTAAATCTTTAATAACATTTTTTACTGTTTCAGTTTTTACACTTTCTATTGTTATTTCATTTGTTTTAACTTCTGGCTGAATGACCTCAATGTTTTTTGTTCCTTCCTTAGCAATCACTAATTGTTGCAACCATTCATGTCTGCAATAAGGAGTTGTTTTTCCAGTATCTGGATTGGTATACCATCCTCCTCTGTATCTCCAAACATCTCTGCCAATTTTTATTGATATTGCTTGAATTTCTTCTCTTGTGTATAGTCTATTGAGCTCAATTAATTTAACACAAAAAGCTCTTGATTGAGTTTTAACTGGAGGGATCCCAGGTATTTCTTTGTATTGATACCTAACTTCAAATTGAGTCCCTCCATCAGTCTTTCCCAGGCTTTTTGAGCCCTCCCCGCCCACAGTAACCTGTCCGATTGTTGTGAATAGTTGATCATGCTTTTTAAATACTTCATCCATTGGAGTATCCCATGGAATGTTAAAGCTCATAATTGTATTGAAATTATTGGCTGATTCACCATATTCAGCAAAGTATCCAATCTCATCATCATCAATATTATGCTTGCATGATGACATCTGCTGTTGACCTATGTTAGTCCCCACAATCCTTCTTGCTTGTGCCTCATCAATGGTTGGAAATGACGCCATAATGATACTCAATGCACTATCATGAGATATCTTTCCTTCATTTAATTTAGTAGTAATATCTATCAATGCGTTAACATCTTGTCTATTGAATGCTGCATCTTGTTGTGATGGAGTTGGTGCAACTTCAGTTGTTCCAATTGGTTTAACATCTCTTAACCTCACAACACCAACATCTCCAGATAATTTAACCATTTCATTCAATATCCATTCAAGTCTCTTCTGTCTTGTATCAACATAAGTTGTCTTAAATATCTCGAATAAATCAGCACTCTCAGCTGCATTGAATGAGCCTTCTGGAGCAACTCCGAATAAAGATGGAGCAACAACTGAATGAGCCACAAGAATGTTCTGTTGAACGCTTGACTCAAGAGATTCATATCTCTTATCCAAGTCATTGCCTGTTAAGTTCTCAACTCTTGGAGCTTGATCTGATGATGGTGCAAATGTGATGATGATATCTCCTGAATTCTCAATACTTGATGCTGGTCCTTTGATTTGATTTTTGAATGACTCTGCCTCTTCTTGTGTTTCTGGAAAGCCATCCATGAAAGTGATCATTGTTCCAGACTTGAATCCATTCTGCAATTCATACATGTGGAATTTACTGATGTCAACATCAGTCTGGATTGCTGTGATTCCTCCTTGATATGGTGGCTTAGGATATACTCCATGCTCTTTACGACCCTTCTTAGCTGGATCCTTGTAATACAATACAAATGAGCCAACCTTATTGGTCTCATCAAGAGCTGGCAATGTTCTTAGATTTGTTTTCTCAGCCGATTGCTGTTGCATTGTCCAGTCATCAGAAAGATAGTACATTCTTTCATCAGATGAAATTCTGATTGCATCAATGGCAAGATACTCCCATACAGCAACTCTGGTCCCTTCTCTGTTCCAGGTACCCTTAACAGCGAATGCTCCGAACAATTCATAATCAAAAGCCAATTGCTCAACAATCTCATTCATGTTAAAGTCAGAATAAGGATTCGCAATGAATCTTGCAAGCTCACCAGATACAACCTCAAGACCTCCACCAGCAATGTAGTGAGTTTTATTCTTGATGATTCCTTGATGCCAAGCTGAGCCATTGTAAAGGTCCACCAAGAAATATGGATAGTCATTCTTTTTTCCCCACTTGATAAAGCCAAGCATTCTGTCTTGCTCCTCAATTGGAAGAACAAAGTCCTTGCGGAATGACATTGATTCAAATTTATTCATATATGTTGAATGTTATATTTGTTGAGAATTCTGTGGAAGGTGAGTCAATCTCATAGACATGAGCTCTGCCCTCCTCAACCAAGCCATCAGAGAATTCTGGATCAAGATTGGTTGATGATGTCTGTTGATAGATTCTATATGTGTAGTAACCATCATAATCAAAGGTAACATCCACACCATCCACAAGCAAGAATTCATCATATCTGGATGTAGCTGTGCTCAGATTAGGCAGGATGCAATAGTACTTTAAGAATGATTGCTCATGCTCAAATTCAAAGAGATAGAAAACTGGACTAACTGTTGTCAGCTCCGTTACTGTCACTATCAGATTGGAAGAGCTTGCCTTCTGTATTCTCAGCATTTTTAATTAGTTTAGGTTTACGCTTTTCAAAAATATGAAGGAAGCCAAGAGACATGTAATAGTCCTCTTTACCTCTCTCAATGTCAATCCATCTACTCAATAGAGCTGACCATTGTTTTGTCCCGATGTATTTTTTTAGTATTTCCATGGTTTCAAATATACAAAAAAAGGAGGGACACAGCCCTCCCTTATGATAAGAGTTTACAATTTATTAAATTGATGGAGATTGCTGTGCTAATAAAGCCTGATAAATAGCTGGATCAACATCTGGAACAGGATCATTTTCTAATCCTCCCATAATGATGTCATGTCCTAATCTGTCAGACTTCAATACTCCAGATCCATAGGCAGAAGCTTCAGCAATCTGAAGGCCTTCACCAAATCCAAGAGCAACAATTGTCCCATCAGCTTTCTCAACAAGAGCAACACACTCATTTTGTCCAAGCAAGTGAATCTCAGCACGCAATTCTTTAGTATCTGATGCTAAGATCATTGTCAAAGTTTGCTCATACCAAAGAGTTCCATTTCCTTTATTCACTCGGATTGGTGCAGTGTAGCTTGATAAGTTAGATTTTAACTTATATAAGAACACCTCACCAGAGACAGTCAATGCATCAACCTCATTGTTGGCATTCACAGTCCCTACAGTCATATTCCCAAGAGGAAATATCATCACAGACTTGATGCCACCTTTTCCATTGGTACAAGTTCTGTCATTATATCCCGATGTCATTAAACATGCCATGATTATTTCTTTTTTTAATGTTATTAAATAGGGAGGAGTCACCCCCTCCCATTGTTAGTTATTAGTTAGGTGAAGATGTTCCGTTCCACACTCCGATCTGATCCAAGAATGGTACCTGAACACCAGCTCTGAACTTAGATCGTAGGTATATGACATCATCATCTTGCGAATACCAAAGGTCAAAGTTCTCAAAGTCAGAGCTTAAGTCAGTTCCGAATACAAATTGAGATGCACGACCTGTGTAGATATTATCAAGACCATTCAATCCATTTACTTTAACGATTCTCATGTTAGTTCCTGGAAGGATTAACTCATTCAAGTCTCCAATGTTAGCTGGATTGTAATGGAATAAGTTATCATCAACCAAGTTCTTAGTCAAGAAATTAAAGTTCTCACGACCTGTGAAACAAATAAAGTCATTAGCCTCAGCAACATTTGCTGGTGTGTTAACGAAACACTCATAGAATACATCAAATGCATTAGATGCTGAGATTGATGCAGTTGAAGATGTGTTCAAGTTTACACAACCATTTGCAGTTGTCAAGAATTGACGGAATCCATTCATGAAAGCCAAGTTACCTGTACCAGTAGCTTTGTTTCCTTTCCAGATTAACTTATCCAATTCAAATGAATGTAACTGCAATAAGTAGTTGATGATTTGTTGCTCAAATGGTAAAGTCTTATCTTCAGCCATTGCACCTGGACGAAGACCTAACTGTGTCCAGAATCCATCAAGATCCTTTTGACAGAAAGACTTCATGTAACCAAGAGTCTCAACTGCAATAGCTCTGTCAGTGAATACTGTGTCTCCAGATGGAGTCATAGTACAATCACCAGCTTGATATACAACTGAATCATCTAATAACTTTAATTCTTGAGATCCTTTGATCCCTTGTTGAATTGATAAATATTGTAGTGTGCGAGCTTCAGTAACTGAACGAACAATTAAATCTTCTCTCTGCTCATCAACATACGCTGCAAGACCAGATACATCCCAATTAAATTTGGTGCTTAAATACTTTTTAAGTGACATTTTATTATTATTTATTACGTTTTAAAAATTGTTGTCTGGCTGTCAAGTTGCCAACTTTGCTGAATTTCTCAGACTCTTTGGTTTCAACTGATGGCTGGCCTTTGAAAGATTCGAATTCACTTTTCAATGTGCTCAACTCATTTACCAAAGTTGTGTTATTTTCTGCAATAGCCTTAGTCATTTCTGCCAATCCTTCGACAGCTTTGGAGAATGCCTCAAGCTTTGCATTTACAATTGATTCAACTTTCTCTGCACTCATTGACTCAGCAACAGGCATTGCAGTCTCCTCATTTATCTTAGCGACAACAGCAGTTGCTACATCATAAGCAACTCCCATCTCAAGTCCTAATCTTTCAGCGATGACCTCAGTGATGTCCTCCAAGACTTGTGGTAACATCTCAGCAGAGATTGCTTGAAAGTCTGAGCTTGTCTCCTCAACGGCAACCTCTCCAGCTCCTTCATTCTCTCTCTCATCAATGATCTCTGTGATTACTCCTTCAGCGTTAACCACTATTGATACACCAGCAAGTTCACCAGATAAGGCATGTGTACCTTCTGGAGCTGGTATTCTTTCACCATCAGCAACAACAAAAACTGGCATCCCTACCTCAAGAGCATCATATTCAACTATGGTTGTTCCATCAGCAAGAGTTGCCTGTTCAAATGTGTCAACTGACTTAGAGAATTGTGCTTTCATTTCAGCAATCAATTCTTTAATAGTTTGCAATTCTTTGTTCATACTTTATTATATTTTATTGTTCGAAAATCCCTAACTCTTTTAGCTTAGCCTCTGACCATCTTTTTGCAGCAAGACCTCCCCATAGTAAATATGAGATAGTTCCACATGCTGAATTGTCATCTGGATTGTAGTACTCCTCTGCTCTTGACAGATATGAATACATTCTTTTGATGACAGCCACAGAGACAGTCTGTCTATTAGCCAAAGTTGTTGCTCTTAATCTGCCAACCCTTGTGGCACATTTATTTCCATACTTCTGATTCAGCTCAATTCCTTTCTTGGCATTGTTGCTCACAGCTTCTGGATAATCATTGTAAAATGTAATGTATTCCTGTACCTTCTTAAGCTCTTGGTATATGGCTGAGAATTCATGCTCCCATCCTTTGCCAGTCTCAAGCAATTGGAATACTCCCTCAATTGAGAAGCCTGTGAACATTCCAGCCTTCGCTGCATCATAGATATCCTTATTGGTCACCTTGTAACTCACAATCCAAGAGCCATCATTCTCATCCTTGAATCTTTCTGGAGCTGTGAATCCTTTTGACTCATCAATGATATATGACATAATCATATAGATACCATTAACCACTCTCTTGCTATCATGCTCAAGATTTACATTGTTAAAGTTCTCTCTCCTTGCATAATCAAAGACAATGTCCTTGATTGCAGATGGTGAAAAGTTCACATAATACTCCTCACCAGTCTGAGGATCTCTTCTGAATATGGGAGTGTTCGCAGATATAGCCACTCCAGTGATGACTTGCTCCTCATCATTGAATTGATAAGCAATTTTTTTGGAGAATGTT